CGTGTAAGCCTAAAGCAAAGACACAAGTGGTTAGATACTAAAGGAGGATGATAATAATGATTAATGTAGTAGAAGCTCGCACAAAGTCTAACGAAGCAATTGCTAATATTAAAGAGCAGGCAGTTAAGGACTTGATGCCAAAGATTAATGATGTGATTGAATCAGCAATCAAATGTGGAAAGAAAAAGGCTCGAGTTGTTATTAACAATGAAATGAATGAGGAACAGAAGCAAAGAGAAGAGCAATCACTAATCTCATTCATCAAATATAACAGTAATGAATATGTCATCAGTGCCATTGTTGAAGAGCTAAAACAATATGGTTATGCAGCATCAACATGTACAGAACTTAGAATGTTTGGTCGTCAAGATGTTAATCATATGGCAGTAGATATCTCATGGGCAGAAGACAATGCCAAGAGTTAAGCAGTGTCGTAAGGTTGGGTGTCATCAATTAGCAACAAACGGAAGAGCATACTGTGATGACCATCGAGACTTGGAAGAAGCAGACAAGAATAGACATGATAAGTATATGGCACAACGATACAATAAGCAGACACGTAATAGGAATGAGACCAAGCAAGAACAGACATCATTCTATCGAACTAAGCAATGGGTTGAGTTGCGTAAGGTTGTGTTGAATCGTGATAGTTATTTGTGTCAGTACTGTGCAGCACAAGGACGAGTGACACCAGCTAAGGTAGTCGATCATATTGTGCCAATAGAATATGACGTAGATAGAAAGGCAGATGTGGAGAACCTAGCAATCATTTGTGGACGTTGTCATTCTAAAAAGACGACATGGGAACAAAGCCATTACGGAACGGGGACGCAACAAACAAAACATAGTGTCCCCAAAATAAAATCAGTGGCGGCGATTGCTAAACTTATCGAGAAATAAATTAGGCCCCCCTATGGTTGCAGGGGCAAAGGAGCGCACACAGTTCGTGTTCTTGTAAAAATTCCCGATTTTGAAAACTTTTTTTCAAGCAAAAAAAGCCCAACGCGGGCATTTGTAGTAGAAATATGAGAGAAAAGTGCACTAGAGTAATTTAGAAAGGAGTTGATTTATGACTAAGGGAATTTCAAATATGCCACCGCGTTATTTAAAAGGCGAAGCTCGTAATTTATGGCAACGGTTGGTACCAGTATTGAAAGAGAATTTCGATATTCAGCTTCTGGATAAGACGCTTATTGAGAGTATCTGTATTAATTACGATATTCTACGACGAAGTTATGCGGAAATCAATGACGAAGATGGCGTTGGTATTCATTATTGGTCAGAAAGTGGCATGTTGAAGTCAAATCCAGCCATTGCCGATATTGATCGCGCCAGCAAAAATATTAAAGCTGGTTGTGAGGCGTTGGGGATGACACCTAAAACACGTTCGGAAATTATGGCGCTAATGGATGATACGTCAGATGATGATACAGACTTTATGGAAGAATTGAGAAAAATGGCGGGAGGATAACTTTTGAAAAAAATAGATTTAACGAAGTCGAAAGATGTCTCAGGGTCATTTTTTACTTTTGATTCATCAGCCATTAAACAAAAATATACTGACGAAGCAACGCAATACGCTTTTCGGGTCTTAGAAGGTAAACAAACTGCCGGGTATCAGCTACAACTAGCTTGTTTACGCCACGTTCGGGATTTGATGCGCGTTGAAGAATGCGATCCAGAATTTTCATACGTTTATAGTAGTGAGAAAGTAACGAGTATTTTAACCTTTGCAGCTTTGTGTCCTGATCCAGATGCAGGTAAACCATTACCATTGATGCCATGGCAAAAATTTATTTTATGCCAATTGATTGGTTGGCGGACGTCAGGACGCGACGATAAACGTTTTACATTAGCCAGTGTCAGTGTGGCACGTAAACAAGGTAAAACATATTTTGCGGCTATAATTTTAGCTTATTCATTCTTATTAGAGAGTATTGGTATGCATAACCAAGATTTTCTAGCCGCTGCTAACACGTCTGATCAAACAGCTAAATTATATGGTTATGTGAGTGACATGATTGGTCTACTGATTGAAAAGCAACCACTATATCGTGAATATGCAAAGCGAACGGGGGTTATTGTTCAAGAAAAGCAAATCATCGCCAAAAAGGTACGTAACAGACTTGTTAAGGTTTCCAATGAATCTGGTAAATACGATGGGTATCACTTTACGACGGCTGTCTATGATGAAGCAGGAGACGAAAAAGCCGGTAAGTATACGTCGCGTATCACAACGGGACAACAAGATGTCCGGTATCATCAATTTATTAAGATATCAACTGCATATGAGTTTTTAGGAACGGAATTTCACAATGGTTTGAAGCGTGGCCAAGAAGTTATGGAACAAGATTGGAACCGTGAATATGACTATGAATTGTGGTTAGTCTGGGCTCAAGACGATGAAAATGAAGTTTATCAACCCGAAACTTGGGAAAAGTCTACACCGCTAATTGGGATGCCCAGTCGACACGATTCAACTATCGATTCATTGATGAAGTTGCGCGAGAATATGATTACGCAAGGTAAACTGGCAGAGTTTCAAAATAAATCGATGAACATCTATCTTCAAGATTCAAACAGAGCCTACCTGCGTCTATCAGACGTTGACCGCGCTATTGTCCCTGAGTTTGAGATTGACCGCCGTAAAGTCTACATTGGCTTTGACTATTCCATGATGAGTGATAATACGGCGATTGCGTTTGTTTACCCCTATATGGAAGAGGGGCAGCCGAAATGGCATATTGAGCAACATTCCTTTATTCCTTGGGAAAAAGCGGGGTCAATTGAAGCTAAGGAAAAGCAAGATGGTATTATGTATCGTCAATTAGCAGATAAGGGATTTTGTACAATTACATCACATCCACAAGGCTTGGTGAATGACGATCAAATTTATCGGTGGTTGATGAACTATGTCGATGAACATATGTTAGACGTACAACTGTTCGAATATGACCCATTTGGATTGACCAAGTGGGCCAAACAACTAGAAATCAATGTCGATTGGCAATTCATGCCTGTAAAACAAACAACACCTTATCTTATGCATCCAACTAAGTTTCTACAAACGGCTTTTGTTGAAAATTCAATTACACGATTAGATGATCAAGTCATGGAAAAGGCGCTGTTAAATGCTGTTATTAAAGAAGATAAGATTGGTATTCAGGTTGATAAAGATAAGGCAACATTAAAAATTGACGTAGTCGATGCCATTATAGATGCCTTATATCAAGGTATGTACCATTTCGAAGATTACGCTGATATTAATGATCCTAAGAAACGCGTTGAGAATATGTCTAATGATGCCAAAGCGGACTGGATTTTTTCAGCGGATGGCGGCATTATGACTGAAGAAGAGTTAGCAAAGTTACAAAAAGAACTAGCAGAATTGGAGAATAGTAATGCTTTTTAAAAAATTATTTGCAAATATTTGGGCACTCTTAGATGTGTTCTTGTTCTTAGCTGCTGCAATTACGTTTAATTGTGGTGGCTTTTATTTAGGCCAAATTTGGGGTTATGGGACGCTAACCATTACTTTTATCATTGCCGGCCTATTAGTCGAACAGCTTTCAATGAATAAAGGAGGTGATGCCTAATGCCCATCTTTGGACCACCGAAGTTCTTTAACAATGGTGGTGAAAAGCAAGCGTTGAATGTTTCAACCGGTGGGCTGTCATTTGATAATGGAGATATTTTAAATCAACTGGGACTGAATGGTGATTATGTTAGTGCAGAGGATGCCTTACATGATTCGGATGTGTATGCCATTATTTCAAGATTGAGTTTTGATTTGGTTTCTGCGGATATAACTTCAAAAAGTCAGAAAACAGATGCAATTTTGAAAAATCCAACACCTATGACTAACCAGCTGGCTTTTTGGCAGTCAATCTTTGCACAACTATTGTTAGGAGGTGAGGCTTTCGCCTACATTTGGCGAAATAAGAACGCACAAATACAATCACTGGAGTATTTACGACCAAGCCAAGTACAAACAATGCGCTTAGCAGACGGTTCTGGGTTAATCTACAATGCAACCTTTGATGAACCTAGTATTGGTTTCGTGCAAGCAATTCCGAGTGCAGATATGTTGCACTTCCGTTTGATGAGTTCAAATGGCGGTAAAACAGGGATTAGTCCACTTTCGTCCTTAGGTGATGAGTTCAAAATTAAGCGTGAGGCTAATCGTTTGTCGTTGGCATCACTTGCAAAATCTGTTTTTACACCCGGGGTGCTTAAAGTTGGCGTTGAGAAGGGTGGCTTACAAGGTGCAGTTGAGAAGACGGCCTTATCCCGATCCTTTATGACACGTTTGAATGCTTCAAATGGTGGACCAATTGTGTTAGATGAACTGGAAGAATTCACACCATTTGAAGTGAAGAATGACATCTCTAAGTTATTAGCTTCAACTGACTGGACCCGTAATAATATTGCGAAAGTCTATGGAGTTGATGATAGCCAACTGAATGGTAAGGGGGATCAACAATCTTCCATTCAAATGCAAATGGAACAGTACATCAAAAGTCTACGTCGGTTCGCAGTGACGATTGAAGCTGAATTAAGCAATAAGTTACACGGCACTGTGAAACTAGATTTACGACCAGTTTATGATATTTTAGGTTCAAATACGGCACGTGAAGTAGCGGCGCTGATGAAGGAAGGCGCTTTGACATCTGGAGAAGCCAAATACCTCTTAAAAGAACGTGGCTATTTAAGTCAGGATTTCCCTAATATTCCAGAAACAAACCCACGATTTATTAAGGAAGGAGGAACTAATATTGACAACGACACTTAATTTAACCGGACCAATTGTCGGGAATGACTCAAGTTGGATTTATGACTATTTAGGAATAGATTGTATTAGCCCTAAAAATGTGATGGAGTCCATCGGTGATGCATCAGAACAACTTGTAATCAACCTGTCTTCTGGTGGTGGTGAAGTAACTGCAGCTAGTGAAATTTATACTGCTTTACGTCAAATGAATACAACTGTGTCTATTAATATTACGGGTATGGCGGCAAGTGCAGCATCGATTATTGCCATGGCCGGAGATACGGTCAATATTTCACCGACAGCACAAATGATGATTCACCAAGCCAGTTTACGCGATGTGAGTGGAAATAAAGATGATTTAACGAATTTATCAAATATTTTGGATAAAACAGACCAATCAATAGTGCAAGCATATGTTGATAGAACTGGGTTACCTGTCGACAAGATTGTTAAAATGATGGCGGATGAAACCTTTTTAACGGCCCAAGAAGCTGTTGAGTATGGGTTTGCGGATCAGATTATGTTTACTGGTACTAGTACGCAGAATAAAGTGACGAATAGTCTTGAAACAGGGATGTTTCCGGATGACGTCATTAACAAGATTGGAACATTAATTTCAGTCAAAGAGCAGGTCAAAAACGAAAAGGCACAGGAAGTGCCCGATACAAATACTACAGAAAGTCGCCAAGCACAACGTAGTGCTAAGGCGGCTATTTTATTGGAGGAATTGAATTAATGACACAAACACTAAACGAATTAAACGATGCGTGGGTTCAAGCTGGTCAAAAGGTAGCTGACTTACAAGCAAAGTCAATTGCGATGATTGACCAAGATGATGTGACGACAGAAGACATTACTAAGGTAAAGAATGAACTTGCGGTGGCAAAAGAAAAACGTAATTTAGCTCATGATAACTTGGTTGATGCGCGTGCTAACGAAGTTAACCAACTTACAAGTGAAGATATTGATCCGTTGAACGCGGATGAAAAGAAGATTGAAGATAAGTTTATTAGCGATTTTACAGGAATGATGCAAAACAACCCGACAATTGTTAATGAACTTAATTCAAAAACTGACGCAGATGGGAATGCGGCTGGGTTGACTATTCCAACTGACGTTAAGACGGCAATTCGTCAACTAGTCCGCCAATATGATTCTTTGGAACAATATGTTACTCACGAATCGGTGGCTACAACATCAGGAAGCCGTGTGTATGAAAAGTTTTCCGATATTACACCATTGGCTAACTTGGATGATGAAAGTGCGCAAATTGGTGATAATGATGATCCAAAGCTTACGATTATCAAGTATACGATTAAGCGTTACGCCGGTATTAACACAGTGACAAACTCATTGTTAAAAGACACCGCCGAAAATATTTTGGCGTGGTTGAATACTTGGATTGCACGCAAAGTTGTTGTTACACGTAATCAAGCGATTATTGAGAAATTTAATGCAGTACCAACTAAACCAACGTTGACTAAGTTTGATGACATTAAAGATTTACAAAATAAGTCATTGGATCCAGCCCTACTTTCAACGTCAATGTTCATTACTAACCAATCTGGTTTTGCAGCGTTGGCAAAGGTTAAGGATGCTCGAGGTGACTATCTCATTCAACCAGTTGTGTCTAATCCTGAAATTAAGCAAATTGGTGGGAAGCAAGTTGTTGTCGTGGCAGACCGATGGTTACCAAATCCAGCTAAGGACACCATGCCTTTGTACTTTGGTGATCCAAAGCAAGCGATTACGTTATTTGACCGTGAGCACATGTCACTGCTTTCAACCAACATTGGTGGTGGGGCATTTGAACGTGATTTAACTAAGGTTCGTGTGATTGACCGCTTCGACGTTGAAGCAACCGATTCAGAAGCCTTGGTTGCAGCATCGTTCAAGACTATCGCGGACCAGACACCGACTGGAACCGCTACGGAACCGACGGCTTAACGTAACAGAATTTGTCGCCAATAAATAAACAGTTCGTAAGGGCGGCGGTTAGGAGGAAGCATGACTGAGACTAAAGAGATGACAACTTTAGAACAATTAAAATTGTCATTACGTCTTGATATGGATGAAGATGATGTACTTTTAAACCTTTATTTGGACACAGCTGATGCTTATATTAAAGGTGCAGTAGACGAAGAAGCTGGATTTTGGAAGTTAGAAGCTGTTCAAAAGTTATATAAAACGGCCTTGATTGCTCAAGCAACAGGATACTATACAGCTCGAACGTCTTTGTCTAATATTCCAATGTCACCCGTTAACATGTCGGTAAATTCAATCATTGGCCAACTACGTGGCCGTTATGCGACATATGTGGAACAACAAGAGGTAACGAATGAAAGTTAATCCCTATCAATTCACAGAACGGGTTGAATTTGGCACGCTTGAACCGGGTGAAATGGATGCGAATGGACAGACTGAGGGGGACGTATTTAAACCAAAGTTAAAGGTGTGGTTTGGTCATCGGCAACAGACTTTGAATCAACAGTACACGCTTGAAGGGCTTAATGTGAAATACACTAAGCTAATTGCGATTCGGCATAACAACGATATTGAAGAAGGTATGTACGCCAAAATTAAAGGACGATTGTACCAAGTCCTTAAGGTTAGTGCCGATGAACGTAACGGGAATGGACTTAATACCTATGATATTTTGACCCTACAAGATGTCACGAAAAGAGGTGTGGGGATTAATGGCTGATGATTTAGAACAACAATTGCAACAATGGGTTAATCAGATTGGCAGAAGTATCAATTTAACTGTGGAAGACCAACGTAAGGTGACGCGAGTTGGAGCGGAAGTTGCCAAGGAGGTGATTTCAGAAGAAACGTGTAAATCTCACTATAACAGCGGTCGTGATACCTCAAAGATGGCTCACTTGGCAGATTCTGTTGTTGTTGGTCGTGAAGAGAAGATGCGCAATGATGGGTCAACAAGCTATGGCTTTGATCATGATGATGCGAACCATGCCAGAATTGCGCGATTCTTGAATGATGGTACCGTTAAAATGCCCGGTGATTCATTCTATGATCATGCCCGCGAACGGGCAGTTGCACCAGCCCAAGCTGCTATGGCCAAAAAGTTATCCCAGATTCAGGAGCGTAAGATGCGATGAGTTTATTGATGGAAGCCAGACAAATTATCCAAGACAATGCGACATGGGCGCAAAGAGTTTATGTCAATGTTCTTGATATTAACCAACATGATCCTAACGAAACGTCAATCTTAATCCGTAATAGTACTGGTTCGCCAGGTTCATACGGTAGTAACAAATTTCATACCTATCAAGGGAGCATTCAAATCCAAGTCTTTTTGGGTTTGCGTGCTTCTTTTGATTTAGAGGCAAATTTAATTAAGCTGATGCAGGCATTTAATCGTCAAGGTTGGCAGATTCTTGAAATAAAACCAGCAATCATGGACCCTGATACACATCAGCTCACTGCAACATTATTAATCAGCAAAACAAAGGAGGCATATTAAATGTCATTAGGAATTAATCGCGCATGGATTGCGCTTATTGATGGTAAAGCGAACAAAATTATTACAGGAACTAATGGAATTAATGGTATCACAGATGATAAATCAGGTATCTTTCAAGCTGACGTGGAAAGTGCCATGGGTCTAGTTGGTTTTAACATGACCAACATGTCTGGAAGCCAAACCGATATTTATGGATCCAACCGAGTTGTGCATATTTCACAAGGAAAAGCAGCACCACAAGGTGTACTTACAGCTAACGCATTCCCACATATGGTATTGAACCGAATGTTGGGTCGAAAAGATAAAGGTAACGGTGGATTTGAAGCTGCGGGGCAAAGCAATGTATATGTTGCTTTGTTAATTGAGTCTGCCGAAACTTTCGATATTGAAGAACCATTGTATGTTGGTTTCTATAAGGCGATTGGACAAGATACTGCCCAAAATATGCAAACGAATAATGCCACTGAGCAACGACAAACAAACGATATAACGTTTAAGGCAGCTGAACGAGGTGATGATGGATTTGGGGCATGGTATTACACCGACTTGCCAGCATTTTCTAAGCAACACATGTTTGAAGATTTCTTCCCCGGGGCAGATGTTACTAGCTTTGTAGGAACAACTTCAGGAACTACAACACCAACACAAGCTTAAAACAGTCGCTTCATTAGTCGCCAATAAATACACAGTACCTTAGGGGCGGCTTGTACATATACAAAGGAGTCAAATAGATGCCAAAAACACTAACATTAAAAGGTTCAAATGAATATTTTGGGTTCAAAGAAGGCAAACAATTGAGTTTTGTCGCAACGCAAAAGATGTATCGTCGGACGGTGCAATATAATCGTGATTTAACGCAACAAAACTTAGAAGACCTTAAGTTACAACAACAAATTCTAAAATATGGCGATGATGTGGAACGATTGACCAACATGATTGAAGACATCCGCCTAAGTACGCTCGATGACGACAAAAAGTTTGAAAAAATCGAAGAATTACAAAGTGTCTTGGATACAAAACAAAATCCAGCAGCAGATGGTGAATATGTCTTACGGTCAGTTGATCGGGATATTGATGCACTAGACGCAGCCGTTACGTATTTACATGATGTGATTGATGCTTTCTTATCACAAAAGCAACGTGACATTATCGATGATGCAAACGGGACTGATACGATTGACCTTGCTCGTCGCGTCGCTGGTTTGATTTTGGGTATTGAAGAAGATGAAAATAATGACGCCAAAAAGTCAGACGCAGATCAGGAACAAGATGAGGATGACAAGTCGGGTTTAAACGATTAGTTCACAATTATCAATTTTGGGATAGCCTTTTAAAAGACTTAGACTACGCGGAACAACAGGCTTTGTATACTCTACACATTCCGCCTACAGAATATGAAGAACAACCGTATGAACGTATGATGGAAGTTTTGGCAGCAGAGTCACGCGATGACCGGCCAATGAGTGGGCATGAATACGTGGCACACCATCAAATCGATCTTGAACAAGCAAACGAGCAACTTAAAAAGAAAGGAGGATAGGGATGAATATTTTAACGAGTGAAATGGTGTCACGTGTGTCACTTGATACGTCGCATGCGCAAGGAGCTTTACGTGACTTACAACGTGAATCAACAGCAACTACCCGTGAATGGAAAACTATGGCCAGTCAATTATCAGCGGCCGGCGACCAAGCAGGGGCTGCTTCAACACGGATGAATGGTCTTGGTAATACTATTGCCAATCAAAAACAAAAGATTGATATTTTAAAGCAAGGATTACAAGGTGTGAATCGTGAAACTAAAGCGGGTACGTCACTTTATAATTACTTGCAAAAAGAGCTGGAAAAGGCTGAACGTCAATTAGGGTCTTATGATGGTCAGTTGAAAAGGGCGACAGAAACGGATCGGTACTATCAGTCTGGATTAGCTGATTTAAACCGCAAGCTACAGCGTAACACTGATATTATGCATATTCGTGAACAACGTTTGCAGGCGCAGGGACGTGAAGAAGCGGCGGCCAGAACACATGTCGATGGACTGAAAAATTCGCAAGAAAGTCTTTCAAGTATCTTAAAAATTCAAGAGGGTGAATTGAATCGTGTTGCTAAAGAGAGCGGCAAAACATCAGACGCCTACCACACACAAGCGATGCGTGTTGAACAAACTAAGAAGAGCCTGGCAGAAGCGCGTTCAGAGCTTAAATATTATCAATCAGGGTTAGCCGGTGGCGAACAGAAAATCAAGGAGCTGAATACGGCTTTAGCCCACAATAATGAATTGTACAAAGCCAACGCCGACAGATTGGAGTTGCAAGGTCAACATAACGCTGCGTTACAAACCAAGTTAGCCGGTACTAAGAATGCTTATGCGAGTCAAAGTAAGGAGTTAGCAGAGCAACGTGCTCAACTCAAACGCTTAGAGTCCGCGCAAGAGAGCAGTAATGCAGAAATGGCTAAGCAACGCGCTGAAGTGGCTAAATCCGAAACCAAGTTAGCAAGTTACGGTAAAGAAATCAAGTCTGTACAGCGCAAGGTGGATCATCTAAACCCATTTGGATTTTCGAAGATGGGCGAAGGTATGAATACACTATATCGGACCTCTAATAAAACATTTGATTCGATGCACCGGGGATTCCAGAGCGTTCGTAATGGTGCCATGACCGCGGCACTCGGAATTGGTGCTGTAAATGCTGCATCTGTCAAGGGTTCTCAGATGGCCGCTGAACTCGAAAATCAGTATAAGACGACCTATAACTTACTCGTTACGGGTGGTGAACATGCAGCTGAAGCAACCCGAAATGTTTCAAAAATGCAGGCTGAGGGTAAGCAAATGTCTGTGGAATATGGGGTTTCACAAGAAAAGATTGCGGAAGGTTACCAAGAACTCGTTAAGCGTGGTTATTCATCTAATCAAGCACTAGGAGCAATGAAGACATTACTTCAGGGAGCCAAAGCTTCTGGTGATGACTTTACGGATGTCGTGCATAATTCAACGGCGGCCTTAGAGTCGTTTGGTAAGAAGACTGATTCTGTAAACGGGATGACCAAAAATACCAAGGAAGTTGTCAATAAGATGGCTTATGCGGCAGATATGACCGCAACTGATTTTGGTAATATGGGTAAAGCTATGGAGTATGTTGGAGCAACTGCCCATGGGGCAGGATTGCAAATTGGCGACACTGCTTCCGCTATTGGTATTTTAAGTAATAACGGTGTTGAAGCTGACAAAGCTGGTACTGGTTTACGTAAAGTGATTAGTTCGTTGACATCACCAACGAAGGCGGCCAGTGGTGCACTACAAGATATTGGACTAAGTACCAAAGACTTTGTTGGACAAGACGGTAAGATGAAGTCAATGACCGATGTCTTTGGTTTACTGAATGAACATACTAAAAATCTAAGCGATAGTAAGAAGGCTGATATTTTCCATGTTTTGTTTGGTGCGACAGGACAACAGGCTGGTCAAATTTTATCAGCCAATTCAGAAGAACTGGGGAAATTAAATAAGAAGGTTGAAGATTCTGCCAAAGGTCAGGGATATGTTGCTAACTTGGCCAAAAAGAATATGGGTTCGGTTAAAAACCAAATGGCTCAATTCAAAGAAGCTGGTAATGCCGTTCTGATTATGATTGGTAAAGAAATGTTACCGGTATTACGCAATGCATCAATTGAGTTGGTTAAAACCTTTGACTCTAAAGATGGTCAAGAAGGTTTAAAAAAATTAGCTCAAGGAGTTGCTTTTCTAGCAAAAACGACTGCTGGTTTTGTTGGATTCTTAGGGTCACACACACATGAAGTTGAAGCATTTGGGGCTGTACTGGGTGCCATGTGGGGGCTTAAAAAAATCGGTCAATTCATCATCCTAGTTAAAGATGCTAAAACAGCACTCTTAGAATTAAAAGCTGTTAGTACAGCAATGGACTTTGTAGGTGGTGGCGGCGGCCTTGGTAAAACCGGAAAGGTTGTCAAAGGCGCTGAAGCCGCAACAACTGTATCTAAGAGCACTAGTGCTGTGGGAACTGCAACTGCTGGAGCAAGTGAAGCAGGTGCAATTGCTGGTGTCGCTACGAAAGCAGCCCCAGCCCTAAGTAAGGTATTGTTGAAGGCGACAGCGACTGGTGTCGGCGGTGGTGTGATATCTGCTTTAATGGAAGCGACAAGTAAAAAGCCGATTCATGAAAAAGTGGGTGGCACAATTGGAGCTGGTATCGGGACCGGAATTGGTGCTTTCTTTGGTGGACCTGCAGGAGCAATGTTGGGTGGAACGATAGGTCAAAAGGCGGGAGAACTTTGGGGAAATGAAGTTCAAAAAAGTTTGAATAAAAAGCCCATAACGCCCAAGATTAGTTTTCATTCACAAAATAGTAATATGCGTGGTCTACAAAAGCAGTACAGCAGTTTCATTAGTGATTTAAATAAAAATGTGCGTTTAGATCCAACAATTAGTACGAAAAGTTTAAAATCACAAGAAAATGCTGTCTTGAGTTCATACAAGCGTATGGATTCAGCTATCAATAAGTTCTATCAAAACAAGGAAGTTCAATCACGCAAGGACCTACAGACTTTGGTTAAAAATGGTGCTTTATCACAAAAGGAAGCTGATAGATATTATGATCGAAGTAAGAAGAACGATACCAAAGAGAAGAAGGCTAAAAAAGCATTACTCGATGGCATGAAGAAAGATACAACCGACTACTATGCGCAACTGCAAAAAATTCATAGAGGGCAAGATAAAAAGCTTCAAGATATTGAGAAAAAGTACGGTAAAGACTCGAAAAAGTATAAGGATGAACAACGTAAATTAGAGAAAAAAGCCAATCATGATTATCAAAATAGATTGCTAAAGGATAATGATAAGTTCCAAAAGAATATTAACAAGACGGTGCGCTCAGCAAATACTAAGCAACTAGATATCCTGCACGATTTGCAAAAGAAAAAAGGGAAGATATCTCAAGCTGAGATGAAAGATGCAATTTCGAAGTCTAATAAGCAAAAGAATGTCTTGATTAAGGATGCCAATAGTGTTTACAAAAAGTCAGTAGACAGCGCCAAGAAGAAGCGTAATGAGACTGTAAGTGCTGCTGACAAAGAATATTATGAAAATGGTTCAATTTCTAAGAAACAGCACGACGATATTGTTGGTAAAGCAGATGATCAATACAAAAATGCAGTTTCATCAGCAAACAAGCAGAAAAAAGAGTCTATTGACCATGCTACAGAGCAACACAATAAAGTTGTAGACCAAGCGACCAAACAGGCACACGAGCACAAAGGTGCAGTTGATGATGAAACTGGTAATGTGCTAGATGGTTGGAGCCAAATGTCTAGTGGACTGGCTGATGTCGTCAATGGCATTACTGGCGGTATCAACGGATTGTTAAAAGTCATTGATAAAGATCACCCACTGCAGATTCCAAAATGGACACCAGGAAACTATGTATCGGCCAAGAAACGAAACAAGGCATATGGGGCCCATGCGCTGGGTCATCAAGGATTAACAACTGATGAAATTGCTTTAGTAGGTGAAGAAGGGTTCGAATTGGCTCATCACCCACAAAAAGGATTGTTTGCTTTAGGTGTTAATGGACCTGAAATTCGGCCTTTGGATGCAGGGACATCAATTCTCCCACATGACTTATCAAAACAATTTATGGCCATGACCCAAGGACTACCAGCACATAAGGATGGTGTTGGTGGATTTATTGGGGATGCATTTAATTTTGCCAAGGGTATGTTTAAAGATGTGGAATCTGTTCTTAATAAAGGGCCCAAGAAAGCCCTAGACATGATTGAAGACAAAGTTGGTATCAAAGGCTTTATTAATCAATTTAGTCAAGCTGGTTCTGGATTGCTCGGCTTTGCTCGTGGGGGTGTTTCTACGGTAACTGATGCCTTATTGAAACGTATCAAGGGGATTTTTGATAAAGCTCAACAAGAAATTAATGCAAAGGATATTGGTGCTGGTGGTAATTGGCGTTCTCAGATTGAAAAAGCGGCTAAAGAAGCCCATGTTACCTTAGGTCCAGGCGATATGCAGGCTATTATGGCTCGAATTAATAAAGAATCGGGCGGACGTCAAAATATCAAGCAACAAATCTATGATATTAATACGGCAAATGGTAATCCCGCTCAAGGATTGTTACAGTACATTCCACCTACTTTCAGGTCGTGGGCAGTATCTGGTCACACTAATATTTTAAGTGGTTATGATCAACTTATGGCCATGTTCAACGATTCTAACTGGGCAGGTGATATTCGAATGCCGGGTGGCTGGGGTCCGACTGGACATCGTCAGTTAGCCAATGGTGGGCTGACTACCAAACATCAAATGGTCGAAATCAGTGAAAATAATCAACCGGAAATGACGATTCCGCTTTCGGCAATGAAATCTAGTCG